GCGCAAGCTTCCTTCCGGAACCGCCTGCTGCGCGCTGTGGGCGGCATCGCGGAGCGCCAGACCAAGCGCCGGTTCGGCGAGAAGGTTTCGCCCGATGGCGTGCCTTGGGCTCCCTGGTCGGGCTCCTATGCGCGAGGCAAGTCGCAGAAGGGTCGCGGCTTGCTTGTCCGCACCGGCCGCCTCATGGGCTCGATCGCCAACTTCGTTGCCGGCGACAGCGTCACGGTCGGCTCTGGCGTGCCCTATGGCAAGTATCACCAATTCGGCACAACGAAGATGGTCGCCCGTCCCTGGCTCGGCGCGTCGCAAGCGAACCTCGCCGAGATCGAGACGACGCTTGTCAATTTCCTGAAGGCGGTGGTCGGATGAGCAATATCGTCACGTTTTGGGATGCGATCGTCGAAGAGATCAAGACCCGCGTCCCGGCCCTGAAGGAAGTCCGCAAGTATGCGAACGAATTCGACGAGGGCGAGAAGGGCCGCATCGGGATCAAAACGCCCGGCGCCCTCGTCTCCGTCACTGGCAACGGCATCGCCACGAAGCTTTCCGACGGCCGCCTGAAGCTTGCCGTCGCGGTCGCCGTGGCGGTGATCGCTGAAGATCGCGGCAAGGGCGTCGACACAACGGCCGCCGAAATCGCGGAAAGCCTGGTCGTGGTCATCCATGAGAACCGCTTCCATGCGGAAGAGGGGCCGACCGCAAGGACGGACCCCGATCAAATCTCGATCCTCAATTACAACTCCGAAAAGACGCTGGCACGCGGCCTCTCTGTGTGGGGCGTCGGTTGGGAGCAAGCAATCATACTCGGCACCGCGAGCTATGTCCCGCCGCCGTCCCCTGACGTTCAGAACGGCGGCTATCAGCCGGCCGCGCCTACGGTAGATGGGCTATGAAAGGCAAGGCGAATGACGACGATGGAAGACATCATCCTCGGCCTCGCCAATCGCATAAAGGATCTGGAACGGCGCGATCGTGCCTCCAAAAGGACGGGCAAGATCGCGCAAGTCGATCCGGCGAAGGGTCTGGCGCGGGTCGAGCTCATGGCGAAAGGTTATGGCGGCAAGCCTTTCCTCTCACCGTGGGTTCCGTGGGCGGAGCAAGCGGCCGGCCTCGGCAAGACGCATTTCCCGCCCTCGATCGGCCAGCAAGTCACGATCTCCAGTGAGACGGGCGACCTGGCCGACGGGGTGATTGAGCAATCGATCCCTTCTAACAAAAATCCCCGGCCGTCAAAGGCCGGCGATGAATTCGTGCTGATCGACAACGGCGGCGTTCGCGTCTCCGTCTCGGGCGGCAAGCTCACAATCACATGCACAGACTTCGACATCGCGGCCACACAAACCACGATGAAAAGCAAGCTGCATGTCGAGGGCGCCAGCCTGAAGCACAATGCCAAGGAAGTCGGCGACACGCACATTCACAGCGGCGTCGAGCCCGGCGGGGCGACGACAAACGTTCCAGTCTAAGGGAGCTCACATGCCTAGCTATAAGGTCAATCACACCGGCTTCCTCAACATGAACTGGCGCGTTGCTGGCGAGGAAATCGACATGAGCGAGCGCGAGGCGAAATACCTTGCCGCGCCCTACGGCGACCGGCTGACGCTGGTCGAGGTAAAGAAGCCCGCCAGGCGTCGGCAGCGCGAGGCGGCGGCCGATGAGTAGCCTTGGCGTCGACCGCCATGGGGGCGGCATCTTGACGGGATGGGAGCACGTCAAGCAATCGATCGAGGTCGTTCTCACGACGATGGTCGGCACGCGCGTAATGCGTCGCGACTTCGGCTCGAGAATTATGGCCCTGATCGATGCGCCGATGAATGACCGTGTCTTGCTCGCGGTCTTCTCCGCGTGTGCGGACGCCATCGCGAAATGGGAACCGCGCTACCGGCTGGAGACTGTCAACGTCGAGAAGGCCGGAGCGGACGGCGGCATCATCTTCCGCCTCACCGGAACCTACTATCCGCGCGGGCACCTGGGCGACTTCTCGGAAGCCTCCGCGCGGCTCGCTGAAATCACATTGTAAGGCGGTCCTATCATGATCACGCAAGCCGAAATTGCCCTGCTCGGAAAGCCGGCGATCATCGAAGAAATCGACTATGAGGCGATCCTTGCGTCGCTCATGACGGACGCCAATGCACGCTTCGCCGCCGCCGGCATCGCTTACGACGTGGGCGGCCTGGAAACAGACCCGGTCAAGATCGTGCTGGAGGTCGCCGCTTACCGCGAGGTCTTTCTCCGCGCGCGCGTGAACGATGCCGCCAAGGCGAACCTTGTCGCCTTCTCCGGCGGAACCGATCTCGATCACCTGGCCGCGTTCTATGACGTGCGCCGGCTGTCCGGCGAGAGTGACGACGCCCTCCGCAAACGGGTAATCATCGCGATCGCCGGCCGTTCTCCGGCGGGCGGGGCCGACTGGTATCGCTCGGCCGCGCTACGCGCCGACATTCGGGTCAAAGACGTGTCGATCTATCGCGTAGGGAGTGGCCCCGACCTCCGCATCGCTGTCCTGGCGACCGACAACTTCGGCGAGCCCGACGCGGCCTTGCTCGCAGCGGTAAATGCGGAGGTTCAGAAAAACAGCGTTCGGGTTATCTCCGATCGGGTCACGGTCGTTTCGGCGACCAGCGCCACGGCCAACGTCATCGCCGATGTCTGGCTTCTGCCTGGCGCGCCAATCACGGTCTTCGACAATCTGGAGGCGACCTTGCGCGCCGCGCTCGCGGCTGAAGGCGGCCTCGGCTTCAACGTCACGCGGTCTTGGCTGGCCGCAAAGCTGCATCAACCGGGCGTTCAAAAGGTTTCCATCGCCTCGCCGGTCGACGACATAGTGGTCGACGACCATTCCGCGGTGAAGATCGGAAACGTGATGCTCACGTTCAAAGGGCGCGATCGGTAATGGACAGGAAGCACCTTCTCCCGCCGAACTCAACGCCATTCGAGGAAGCGCTGTCGGAATCGCTCGACCGCTTCCCCGAACTCGCGCCAGGTCCGGCCGAACTGCATTCGTTCAAATACGAAACGGTCCAGCCCTCGATCCTGCCTTGGCTTGTCGTCGAATACGGCCTCGGCACGATCTCGCAATATCTGCCCGATCTCGCGACGACGATCGAATATGGCTTGCGCTGGCAACGGGTGAAGGGAACGCCACAAGGTATCGCAGAAAGCTTGACTTGGGTCGGCTATGCCTTCTCGACGCTTTACGAGGCTCCGCTCCGCCGCACGCGCTGGCACTTTTACGAATTGGAACTGGACCGCTTCCGCGACAACGAAACCGATCTCGGCACGATCGAGGCGGTGGTGAGGCTGTCAGACCCGGTTCGCTCGGAATTCTACCGGGCATGGAAGGGCTACAACGTTCGGGAACACGATTGGTCCTATTCCCGATGGGGCAACGGCATTTGGGGCGACGCTTCAGGCGTTCGCCTACACGACGGCGGGGTGAAGTGGTCTTTCGGCCGCACCTTCGACGCTGGCCACGATTTGACGCAAGCGGAATTGGTTGCCCTGAATGCGTGGGTTCCTCCGCCGGCCGGCGGCGGCTCGATCTCATGGGGGCCGGTTCCCTGGTCGACGCCTGGTCTGCAATGGATGTCTGACGCCGCCACAACGCGCGCGAAGGTCATTGCGACAGCTTTGCTCGCGAAATCATGCTGGATTGGCACCTATCGGGCCGACGGAACGCCGATTGGCTTCCGCAAGGCGCGTGTCTATCGCCCCGTCGAATTGCTGTTCGGCGGATACTATCACGCCGACGGGTTGGACTATGTCGTCGCCAGCCAAGCCGGTTCGACTATCTATGCCGAAGCTCTCATGGATTTCGGCGAGGGCGAGGGCGAAACCATGCACTCTTGGAGCGTCACGCTCGGCGGCTCGCCGGTCGGACCCCAACCCGCTGGCATCCAATGGATTGCGGGCGCTGGCATTGCCGGCGGCGCTGTCGTCGGCGGCTTCGACATCACGCCGGCTCTTCTAGGCAAAACATCACGCGAACGCTTTCGCGTCCTCTTGAAGATCGTTTGAGGCAATCATGACTTACGAGCATAAATCGGGCCTCTCCGGGGCTTACGACCGCACGCCCCAATTTCCGCTTTGGGATAGCGTGCTGACCCGCGAGGGTCACTTGGGCCAGGCCGCCGAAATGGTCGAGGCTCAATCGATCCTCCAGAACAAAATCCGCGCGATCGGCAATATGGTCGCTCGCGACGGCGATCGGATCGAGGGCGGCGACATCATCATCGACGCCGACGCTCATACCGTCACCCTTACCGCCGGCCTTCTGTACATCAATGGCCGCGTCCTTAGCGCCCCTGCCGCCGTGCTGGCTTCCGTCCCGATGACGGGAGCCGTTCATATCGGCGTGCGCGTATCCGAAACCTACGTGACGGAGCTCGAAGAGCCGGCATTGCTCGGCCTTCATCCCGGCTCGGAGGCGGAAGGCGAGAAGGGCGCGGCCCGCGTGGTGCTTTCGCTCGCGTGGGGTTTCTCCGGCGACGGCGTCGAGGGCAACCTCTATTCCGTCTATTTGCTGAAGGATGGCGTCGCCATCGACCAGACGCCGCCGCCGTCCTTGACGGGCGTCAACGCCTTGCTCGCCCTCTACGACAATGACGCGAACGGCAACTACATCGTGAACGGTTGCGTCGTGTCGGCGATCGGCAAGGATGGGACGGACCAAGTCTTCTCGATCTCGGAAGGCGTCGCCAACATCAAGGGATGGAAGCGCACGCGCTACGCGGCCCTCCGTCATCGCGAACTGGAGACGTTTGATCTCTACCGCATCCCGGTCGAGGTCCAGACCTTCGGGGCGAACCCTACGACCATCACACTCAATCATGGGCCGATCGCCACCATTCGCCAGGTGTTGGTCGAGAAGGAAGTCACCGATACGATCACGCGCGGCGGCACGGTGAACGGAACCGACGCGCTCTTGAATACCGGCGTGACCGCCATTCTGGAGGTCAAGCAGGGCGGAACGACCTATGTCGCGGGAACGAGCTACAACAAGGCCGGCGATCTCATTTCGTGGGGTCCGGCCGGCGCGGAGCCGGCTTCAGGGTCGAGCTACACGGTCAAGTATCGCTACCTCGGCGTTGTGATCCCGTCGGCCGTTACCAATACCTCGATCACGGTCGCGGGCGGCGTCACGGGCGGCCAAATCCAAGTCGACTATGACTTCAAGCTTCCGCGCGTTGACGTGATCGGCTTGGACAGTGATGGCCTTGCGGTTTATCTGAAGGGCGTCTCCAGCCGTACTAATGCCTTGCCGCCGAAAGTCCCGGCCGACGTGTTGCCGCTGGCGCTGATCGAGAACGTGTGGACCGGCACGCCGAACGTAACCAACATCGGCGTGCGGGCCTATACGATGGACAAGATCGACCGCATGTACAACAGCCTTGTGAACGCGCTCGACCTGATCGCGCTCGAAAGGCTTCAGCGGGACATCGACAGCCGCGAGCCGGTCTCGAAAAACGGCGTCTTTGTCGACCCGTTCACTTCCGATCGCTACCGCGACGCGGGCGAGCCGCAGACGGCGGCGGTCTTTGGCGGCCTCTTGCGGCTTGCCATTGACCCGACCTTCCACTCGGCAAACCTCCCCGGCGTGACGCTGTTGAACTGGACGGAAGAGGTCGCGGTCGAGCAACCGCTTGCAACTTCGTGCATGAAGATCAACCCCTATCAGAACTTCACGCCTATCCCCGCGTCGATGACTGTCAACCCTCCGGTCGACTACTGGACGGAGAACGCGACGCAATGGGCTTCTGATAGCGCGGCGGCCCTTTCGTCGCCCGTTGTGGTTACGACTTCAAGCTCGACGACGGGCCGCACGACGACCACTACGACGACGACGAAAAAGGAAACCGTCGAAAGCTCCACGTCGGAGGAAGCGCTCGCCTACCTTCGCCAGATTTCTCTTGAATTCACCATCAAGGGCTTTGGCGTAGGCGAAAACCTGACGAAGCTGGAATTCGACGGCATCAACGTCACGCCTCCCGGACTGTCGGGGGACGCCGACGGCGAGATCGTCGGAAGCTTCGTGATCCCGGCGAATGTTCCGGCCGGTTCGAAAGGATTGGTTGCGACCGGCGCGGGCGGCTCCAGTGCGGCGGCGATCTTCGTCGGGCAAGGGAAGATCGACATCGAAACGCTCCGCCGCGTCATCACGACAACGGTGCAGCAAACGTCGGTCACGGCTCCGCGCGAGACGACGCCTCGGCCAGGCGGAGTTAGCGGCGGCGGTGGCGGCGGCAACGGAGGAAGCCGCTCGGACCCGCTCGCTCAGACGTTCACCTTGACGGAAGGGCGCCACATTGCCGGCGTCAACCTGAAAGTCTGCTTGATCGGCGACCCTGATAACCCGCTGATCATCGAACTGGTCGAGGTCGCCAATGGCATTCCGACGGTCAATGTGATCGCGCAAGCGTATTACAACATGAACGCGGCGGTCATCGGACAGTGGACGCAAGTCCGCTTCCCCTATCCGGTCTGGCTGGCTGGCGGCGTCGAGTATGCCTTCGTGGTGAAGACCAACGACGGCGACCACTCGATCGCGACCGCCAAGCTCGGCGACTTCGATATCGTCACTCAACAGCCAGTGGCAGCGCAGCCTTATTCGGTCGGCGTGATGCTGTCGTCATCGAACGCGGTGACTTGGACGCCACATCAGGCGGAAGACATTTGCTTCCAACTGATCGCGGCCAAATTCGCGCCGACGACGAAGACGGTGAACGTGGGAACGTTTGCCGTTAACAGCATGAGCGATCTCTTGCTTCGTGCGGAGGTCGAGTTGCCGACGGCGGCGGCTTCGATGCATTTCGAAGTCGAACTCGACGACGGCTCGATCACGCTTCTCAATCCGGGGCAAGCTTGGGAGTTGCAGGCGTTCTACACCGGCAACGTCAAGATTAGGGCGGTTCTCTCCGGCTCAGCGAAAGTTTCGCCGGTGGTCTTCCCTGTGATCCTCGCCATTGAAGGCAAGCTGAAGACGACCGGAACCTATGTGAGCCGCGCGTTCGACATGGGGACCGCCATCAAGCTTCTGTCGTACCTGAAGACCAAAATCCCGACCGGGGCGACCATCGCAATGGATGTCGACCCGGCCAACGACGTTTGGACGCCGGTTCCGCAGATTGTTCAAACGCCGCTTCAGGAAGCGGGATGGGTCGAGCGGAAGTACAGCATCACCGGCTTCAATGCGAACCCCGTCGGACGCATCCGGATCACCTTGACCGGAACTCCGGCGGCGCGGCCGATGGCTTACGACTTCCGGGCGATCTCGACGCCGTAAACCACACGAAACGACATCATCGACCGCGCCAGTGGCAACGCTGGCGCGGTTTTCTTTTGCCTTGCGGGGATCGGTCATGACCACGGAAAACACTACGCCGAACCGGAGCTATCAGCTCCCGTTCCAAAGCAATGAACTTAGGGACGACGTTCTCCGTCTGATCTCGGCGCTCTCCGCGATCGACGTTGATGTTGCGGGAATTCTTGTAGCGGTCGCGGACAGGGCGCTCTTGGTGCATCAGCACACCGTCGCCGACACAACTGGCCTTCAGGCCGCGCTCGACAGCAAGCAGGACGCGAGCGCGAAGGGCAACGCTAACGGCTTTGCAGCCCTGGACGCGACCGGCAAGGTTCCGGCGGGCCAACTCCCTTCGGCGCTCTTCGGGTCGCTGTCGTATCAGGGGACTTGGAACGCGAACACGAACACGCCGACGATCCCGGCGTCCTCCGCCGCTAACAAGGGGCAATACTACAAGGTTAGCGCCGACGGCGCGACGAACGTAAGCGGTATCACCGATTGGAAGGTCGGCGATTGGATCGTGTCGAACGGCACGGCTTGGGACAAGATCGACAACACCGATCAAGTCGCGAGCGTGGCGGGCCTTCAGGGCGTTATCTCGGCCGCCGCGCTTAAGACGGCGCTCGCGATCGCGATCGCCGACGTGGCGGGCCTGCAAACGGCGCTTGACGCCAAGCAGGATGCGAGGGCGAGCATTGGCGCGGCGGTCGGCGCACTTACGGCCGACGCCAACACCGCCACGGCAAACGGTTGGTGGCGGTGTAACGCTACGTCGGCTAATATCCCGACGGCGTCCGACTACCTGATCGAGACGGTCGCACACATTGAAGCTCTGTGGGTGACGCAAACCGCGCACCTCTTCACCGCTGCCGGCGCAGCGAATACGTGGGCGTATCGCCGGCATCGCCAGAACGGAACGTGGGGCGCTTGGTATAAGCTCCAGCTTAGCCAAGCCGAACAGGACGCGCGATATCTCACGCCCGCCGCCGCCGCCGCCGCCTATCAGTCCCTCACCGCGTCTAGGCTTACGTCGAGTGCCCTCATCTCGTTTTCGACGGGCGCAACCGTCTATGACATCACGGGCATTCCGTCGTGGGTGAAGCAGATCACCATCGGCTGGTTCAACGCCCTACTGTCTGCCGACGAGTTCATTGTGCAGATTGGGTCTGCTGCTGGCGGCGTACTCACTTCGGGGTACTTGGGAGCGGCTACCTCGCTATCGGGCAGCATCCTTCAGACCTCTACTCGCACGAACGGTTTGAGTACACGCGGCGGTCAGATTGCCGGCGGTGTGTCGGAGCTTGTGCGCAGTACAGGCAATTATTGGGCAATGAAGCACAACGGCGCAACCAATGGAGCGAATAGTTCCAATGGCGGAAGCTCCATAGATCTTGGCGCGAACGTTCTAGACCGCATCCGTCTTACTTCCGGCAGCGGAACGGCCACGGGCACCTCTGGTTTCGCAATTGTGCATTGGGAGTGACATCAATGGCTATTCGAGAAGAATATAACATCGCAACCGGCGAGACGACGATACATGAATATGAGCCGCCGGTAATTGTGGTGCCGTTCGAAACGCTTCGCGAGCTTAAGCTCGCAGCGCTCGCCGATAAACGATGGACTGTGGAAACCGGCGGCATCCTCGTCGGAGGCGCTTCGGTCCGGACGGATGCGAATAGCCAGGCTAAGATTACCGGCGCGGTTTCCCTTTTCGAAAATGACCCCGAATTGGTAAGCATTGATTGGGAAGCTCAACCGGGCGTTTGGGTAACGCTGGATGCCGTGACCATGAAGGCTATCGGCATCGCGGTCGGGCGACATGTGCAAGGCTGCTTCAGCCGCGCCAGGACATTGTCGGAGGCGATCCTGGCGGCCACGGATACGCAAGCCCTCGAAGCGGTGGATATAAACGAGGGCTGGCCCGGATAACCTATTGACGGGCGGCCTGGAGAGACTTGGCGACCCTTATGAACGGCGCTTTGACGGCGTTCTTAATGGCTCTCCGGTATTCCTTCACCAAGGTTAGGTCAGGCTCGGCGCGCGGGTATGGGGGCCATGGGGGGACGATCTCGTCAAGCTCTAAGCCGAATGTCGACTTCAACGCGTCGATGACCGGCTTAGAGTGACGAGCATCAATGTGAACGTTCTCGTCGGAGTACTCTTTGCGAATGCTTCCGTCGCCGTTGGAGTATCCGCTCCGGAAGTCGACGAACGGCACTCCCATGTTGGTGAGGCGGTTGTTCATATGGTCCCTGATCGCCTTGGCGTCTGCCAGGCACTCGGCGGCGCTGGCGTAATGCTGCGGCTCCAAACTATCGGGGTTGAAGGGGATGATGCACGAAAGCGCGATAGTGGTGGCAGGATAGATTTTTCGGAATTCGTTGAGTTCGACATGGAATCGGTCGCATAGGATGTCCGCCTCTGCGATCGAGCTTCTTCCGTTGGCTTTCGCCAGCCGGGGTATGTGCGCGCGGCTGTCGATCTCTCCAAAGGAGATAATCAGAATGTCCGAAGGTTTGGGGCGGCAAGTTCTGTGCTTCAACGACATGATGCCGTCCCTTGCGGCGCGGTGCATCGTTACGCCAGAGCGCCAGTAAATTTTCAGACCGCCTACGCCAGCAAAATTGAACAGCGCATGGCTGTCGCCGAGCGTCATCAACATTGGATATCCCCCCGAGTGTGCCCTCTAATGCAGGGCGACTTAAATATCGATCGGCAAAAAATCTGAATTAGGCACGGTCTGGAGCTTAGTCAACTTTCGCGTTGTGCTTTGACAAATTAACTTGTCAAGGCGGCGGGCTTATGGTAGCGCTTAATGCAGTTCCCAAAAGACCGCCGACAAGTCTTTCGCCGCCGCTTTGGCGGCTTTTTTCGTTTCTGGAGATACATCAATGGCAGACCTCGCTTTCCACCACGGCACCCGCGTTTTCGAGAGCGGGGAAACGCCCGTCCTTGTCCGCACTAATCAGACCCGCGTCATCCTGCTTGTCGGCACCGCGCCCGATGCGGACGCGACCAAGTATCCGGTGAACACGCCGATCTTGATCCCTGGTCTTCCGTCGGTTGCCGATGAATTCGGCAACGCCGGCACCATTCCGGACGCCCTCGACGCGATCTTCAAGCAGGACGGTCCTTACGTCATCGTCGTGCGCGTCGCCGAAGGCGCGAATGCCGCCGAAACCCTGGCGAACATCGTAGGCGACCGAACCGCCATGACTGGCGTGTGGGCCGGCTTGAAGGCGGAGCCGGTTCTCGGCATCCGCCCTGTCAACATCATCGTGCCTGGCTTCACCGGCTCCCTGATCACCGACGGCGTTACCTCCGTGGCGATCTCCGGTGTGGGCAACGTCGGCTATACCTCGGTTCCGACTGTGTCCTTCGCGGCGGCTCCGGCCGGCGGCATCACCGCCAAGGGCCACGCTGTCGTCGCTGGCGGCAAGGTGACTTCGATCGTCATCGACCGGCCCGGCAAGGGCTACACCGCCGCGCCAGCCGTTACGCTTACCGGCGGCGGCGCGACCACTCCCGCAACCGCGACCGCGACCGTGGGCGACGCAACCGACCCGGTTGTCGCGGAGCTCGTCGGCCTGACCGACCAGCTCGCCGCCATCGCCTATATCGACGGCCCGGCCACGACGGACGCCGACGGCGTCAAGTATCGCTCGCTGATCAATTCGCAGCGCATTTACATCATCGACCAAAAGGCGCTGGTGTATGACGCGGAAGCGCTCGGCAACGTCGCGAAGCCGGCCTCGCCCTACTTCGCGGGCGTGCGCACCAAGACCGACCGGGACTTCGGTTTCTGGTGGTCGGTGTCGAACAAGCCGATTGCCGGCATCGTTGGCGTGTCTCGACCCGTCTCCTACGGCGCGCAGGCGAACTATCTCAATGAGCGCGCGGTCAACACGATCATCAACCTCAATGGCGAAGGGCTCCGCACCTGGGGCAACCGCGTCACGACCGGCGACGATCTCTGGAAATTCGAGGCCGTGCGCCGGACTGCCGACGTGATCAATCGCGCGCTGGCCGACGCCTACCTCGAATTCGTCGACAAGCCCTTCAGCAAGGCGAACCTGAAGTTCATGATCGAGAGCGGGAACACCTTTCTCCGCTCCCTGAAGAACGAGGGCGCGATCCTGGGCGGCCGTTGCTTCATTCGCGCCGACGACAACCCGGCCTCGAACCTGGCATCCGGTAGCCCGACGATCTCTGTCGAATTCGAGCCGCCGGCTCCGATGGAAGACATCCGGATCAAGACTTACCGCAACATTGCCTACTACGACCTCCTGATCGAGGAAGTCCTGAAGGAAGTGAACAACGGCAGCTTGACCACGGCCTAATTCTAGGCCGGTCTAAAAACTCACACGGGACGCCTTCGGGCGTCCCTTTCTTTTTGAATTGGAGCAACGTCAATGGCGAGCGAACTTCCCCGCTATATCCTCCGCAACTGCACGATCTTCGCCGACCGGGTGAACAAGATCGGGCAGGCTTCGGAAATCACCATCCCGGTTCCGGCCCGCACGACCGCCGATGTCCGCAACGCGGGCATGGTCAAGCCGCGCAAGGTCGGCCTGGGTTTCGAGGCGCTTGAACTGTCGTTCAAGATGACCGCCTTCGACCCGCAGACGATCAAGCTTTTCGCCATCAACGGCGAGAAAGACTTCATGGTCACGGGCGCCCTGGTCGACGAAGACGACACGATCCATTCGGCCGCCGTCTTTATGCGCGGCACGCTCACGAAGCCGGATGCCGGCGCGTGGAAGCCTGGCGATCTCGCCTCCACCGACTACACGGTCGACGTGAGCTATCTGAAGCTCGAAATCGACGGCGAGCAGTTGCTCGAAATCGACGACTTCGAAGTCGTTGTCGGCAACCAGTCTCAGACGGGCGGCATCCGCGCCGCGCTCTTGAGCTAATCGGAGGCGCGCAGCATGAGCAACCCTTACACCCTGAAGCATCCGGTCGACTTGCCCGCGAAGATGGGCGAGCCGGCTGGAGCCGTCGCAAAGCTCAACTCGATCACGTTCCGCCGTCCCAAGGCGAAGGACTTGGTTGCCATCGAGAAGGCCGCAAAGAACGGGCTAACCGCCGCAAACGTGGCGATCATCGCGGCACTCGGCGACATTCCGGAAGCCGTCGCGGCGGAGCTCGACGCCGAAGACTTCGAAGCGGCTTCGGAGATCGCGAGCGGTTTTTTTCCGCAGCCGACGCCGCCAGCTACGAAGGATGGCGGTTCAAAATAGCCGTCGTTTGTAGGGCGTTCCACACGCCGCTCCCGGCCGCTTTAGACATGCCGCTATCCGAAATCGAAGAGTGGTTTCGGATAGCCGAACATATGACCGGAGGCGGCAATGGCGGCGCTTGACGTAAAGATGATCCTTTCGCTCGTCGACAAGGCGAGCGGCCCGGCCAAGGGCATCATGAGCCGCATCTTCGGCAACGGGGCTGGCAAGGGAAAGGGCGGGAACGCGATCGAGGCGGCCGGCCTGGCGGCGACCGGCGCGAATGGCGCGCTGGCGATGCTCAATCGCACGATGGCCACCTTTGCGGCTGGTGCGGCTGGCTATGTCGGCTTCAAGTCGATGATTGGCGGCGCTGTCGCGTTCGAAGACGCGATGGCCGATGTCTCGAAAAAGGTCAACATGACGCCGCCGCAGCTTGAGAAGCTGACGGAGCGGATCAAGCAGCTTGCCCGCGAGACGCCGCTTGCGGCGACGGAGATCGCGGGCCTGGTCGCGCAAGCCGGCACGTTCGGCATTGCGAATGAAGATCTGGAGCGCTTTGCGCTTCTCGGTTCGAAGGTCGCTATCGCCTTCGATATGACGGGCGAGCACGCGGCGGACAGCCTGGCGCATATCAAAGCTTCCCTGAAGCTGAATATGGACCAACTGACCGACTACGCGGACGCCATCAACTATGTCGCCGACAACACGGCCGCGAGCGAAGAACAGCTAGTCGACTTCGTGCTCCGCACCGGCCCTGGCGCTATGGCGGCCGGCCTGAAGCCAAAAGACCTTCTCGCAATCGGCTCGGCGATGACCGAAGTCGGCCTCGAAAGCGGGCGCGCTGGCACGGCGGTAAACGCCATGCTCACAAAGATGACCTCGCTTGGCAGCAAGAAGGGCGCGGGCAAGGTTCTCGACCAGCTTGGCGGCAAGGGCTACTCGAAACGGCTCCAGAAAGAGTTTTTCGAGAACCCGACGAAGGCCCTGATCGAAATCCTGAAGCTCACAGAGAAGATGTCGCGGCCAGACCGCGCCACCTTCATGAAGGACTTGTTCGGACTGGAAACTCAGGACGAAGTTGCCGCCCTGGCTGGCAATGTCGGCCGCGTCGTCGACACGATGGAAAAGCTTGGCGACACGGCCAAGTATGCCGGCTCCGTCGACAAGGTCTTCGAAAGCTTCAAGAACACGACGAAAAACCAGTGGGCGCAATTCACCCACAACGTCGAGCTCTCGGCGGCGGCTCTTGGCGCGAAGCTTCTCCCGGCCATCAACGGGAGCCTGCACTACCTGAATAACTTTTTCGCCACGGCGGAAGGGCGGGTGTCGATCCTCGATCGGCTCTCCGCCTCGGCGAACGGGTTCTTCAATGGCCTTGGCTACAAGGGCGGCTCCGCTGAAGCCCTATCCGGCTTCGTCACGTCCCTGAAGGACATTCGCGACCTGATCTTCGGCATCCAAGGCGACGGCTTGTCCGGCGACAAGATGGCGGAAATCTTCCATCGCTGGCAGCAATTCGGGGCGAGCCTTCAGAACAGCCCGATCGCGACGATCCTCGACGCGATCACACACGCCAATGTGAGCGGCCTGGGTAGCTCCCTGCTGGTCGGTGCGGCCGGCATGACCGCGCTCAATCTCGCGGCGCGCCTGGCGCTCTCTCCGATCAAGGGCATCCTGTCCGCGCTCGGCGGAATCGTTAAGATCGCCTACACGCTCTCCGGCTTGCGTACGGCCAAATGGCTTGCGGGCTTGAGTGGCGGCTCTCTGGCGCTCGGCCTCATGGGGCTGACCGCTGGCGCGGCGGCGATCTCAGAATATGGCCCTGGCGTGGCCGCAAAAAGCAAGATGCCGGCGAAAGGGACGCCTGGTTGGTGGCTTGGCATAAACCCGACGGAGACGCGCGAACAACGGCTTCAACGTCTCACCGGGCCGAAGCACTTCGAAGAGCATGAGCGCACCGATCTTTCGAACTTGCCCGACGATACGGAGCGGTATCGGAACCTTCGTGCGTTCAACAATCCGGCTCCGCAATTCACGCCGAAGAATGACTTTGCCGCGATCCTGTCCAGCATGGACGGCCTCGCGTCGAAGGCTCAGTCGACGGGCCAGGAAATGCAGTCGTCTCTAAGCGTCACGGCGGCCCCGGTGATCGACACGTCGTCGATTGACGCGGCGCTCGCCAAGGCCCGGCAACTTGTCTCCGTCCTGGCGCAAGCCGGCGCGGCGGCCAACGCGGCAAGCGCGAACGTTGGCGGCAAGGTTAGTGCCGCCATGCGTCAAAACCTGGCTGATGGAGGCAACTAATGTCCGGACCCGTCACGATGTCGCTCGGCCCTTATGCGTTCGAAGCGCTCGGCTTCAGTTACACCGATGTCCAGCGCTCCCTTGAAACGCCGTGGCAGGACGTTGCCGTCGCTCGCGGCTTCGACGTGCTGCAATGGACCGGCCCGAAGTCCGACGGCGTGTCGATCAAGGGTGTGCTCTTCCCGGTCGCTCTTGGCGGAGCGGCCGGGCTGGAGGGCATCCGCAAGGCCGCCATTGCCGGAACCCCGCTCATGCTGGTTTCTCTCGGCGGCCAGATTTACGGCAACTATGTCGTCGAGCGCGTGACCGAAGATCGGGGCTACCACGATCGGCGCGGCACGCCGCAACAGAACAGCTATGAGCTCAAGCTCACCGCCTACAACAAGGCGGTGGGCGGCGGCCTGGCGATCTCGCTCGGCGGTATCCTGAATTTGGGGTTCTGACATGGCGACCTATACGTGCATTGACGGCGACATGGTCGACATGATTTGCGCCGCCTTCTACGGCGAGGAAAGCGGCTACACCGAAGCCGTGCTCGACGCCAATCCTGGCCTTGCTGATCTCGGCCCGGTTCTCCCGGCCGGGACGATCGTCAAGCTCCCCTCGATCTCCGCCGCCGACGCCGCCGCGCCGGCAGTCGTTCGCCTTTGGGATTAAGCCATGACGCCAATTGTCGAGATCACAGTCGACGGCAAGACGGTTTCCGACGTGTTCTATTCGCGCCTGATCTCCGTGACCGTCACGGACAAGGAAGGGACGCGGTCGGACACGATCGACCTTAAGCTCGACGACAGCAATCCTTTCGCGGAAATCCCTCGCCGCGGGGCCTTGATCTCCGTCGCCATGGGCTATGCTGAAACCGGCGTCCAGTCGCTCGGCGAATTCGTGGTCGACGAAGTCGAGATCGCGTGCTTCCCCTTCAGCCTGTCAATCCAAGGCAAGGCGGCCGACATGCGCGAGACGCTGAAGGAACACAAGAACCGCCATTGGGACAAAAAGACGGTCAAGGATATCGTTTCCGAGATCGCGGGCGATCATGGCCTCGCGCCCGCTGTCAGCGACGCGGTGGGCGCTCATACCTATGAGTGGTTCGGCCAGGTCGACGAAAGCGATATGAGCGTTCTGGACCGCCTGGCGGGCCGGCACGACGCGCTTTTCACGGTGAAGGACGGCAAGCTGATCTTCGCGGAGAAGGGCGCCGGGAAATCCGCGTCCGGCAAGACCGTTGGCGGCTTCGTCCTGACGCCCGATCGAATCGTCGAGGCAACGTGCAAAGTCTCGATCTCGGATCGAGGCAGCTTCGGCAAGGTGGTCGGCTACTATCAGGACAAAGACGACGCGGAGCGCAAAGAGATCGAGGTCGAGAGCGACGTTTCGGACAGCCCGGCCGTCTATCGCCTCCGCGAGGCGTTCTCGTCGGAAGAGGAAGCGCACAAGGCCGCAAGGTCTAAGTCGCGCAATCTCAGCCGTGGCAGCATCACCACGGCCGTTACCGTGGTCGGGGACACGTCGATCCGGGCCGGTGGCGGCTTCAGCTATGCGGACGTGCGGCCAGGCGTTGACGGCATCCCCTGGGTCATTGAGACGGCGGAGCATAGCTTCTCAAAGACCGAAGGGTACAAGACGGCCATCCAAGCCAAAGTGAAGGCGGGAGACAGTGAGAAGTCGGCGAAGGACGCCGACAAGACCAACGGCACCGAACGCGCGGCTAAAGAGAAGGCGGATGCGGCGGCCGGCGGGGGCTCTTCGGGCTCCGGCGGCTCTAGCCCTCCGCCTGATCTCGGCGGCAACGTGATAAGCGGCGACGGGCCGGAATAACAGGACAGCAAGCGTCTCTCCGGCGCTTGCATGAGGGCGGCGGCTTGATCTCTTCGTGAGGTCGCCGCCGCCCCTTTTTTTGTTTTGTGGAAAGTTTTTTTGCGACTATGCAAATCAGATTTCGTTCCTGTAGTGTTCACGGTGTATAGGCAACCTCCAATTGCTATTTTCGACCCGGCCACCGCGCCGGGTTTTTTTTTGGGGTTAAATCAATGAGACTTGCCTTTTCACTTCCCATCTTGGCGGCGATCGGCCTGGCCGGCGCGACAGCCGTATCGTGGTATTGGATGAATGAGGACATCCCCGCGACGCTACAAGGGATGCTCGACAAGTTGCCTGACAACACACTTAGGGTCTCATATCTCAATGTTCCGATCTCGGCGGCCATCCCTCTGGTCGGCCCGGCAAGGACATCCGGATACTTCATGATGGCTCGCAAAGAGGGAGGAGCTCCGCTCCAGGCCCCGTGCGAGGGAATCACCGTCGACTATCAGATGAGCAAGGCGGGCGCGGGGAATGTGGCGCTCTTCATTCCGCCGGAGCAATTGGCAAAGGTGATCGCGTGCCAGTAACGTGAACGGCGAGCGCTTCAAGGTCCGCCTTGCATACCAGCGGGGCTTTCAGGTGGTCGACGGTAGCTCGATCTTGAACAGCTTCCCGACGAAGGAAGAGGCTTTTCAATTCCTCGTAGACCGTGGCGCGCGTGTTTGGCTTGATTGGGGACGAACCGTGATCGCCGGCTCGGCCTCGTACGATTTCGAAGCCACGTTTTTACAGGATCGGGTCGGGCGCATTAAAAAAGAGAAACATGGCCCGTCAGCCGGCAAGTGGTTTTGGTCGTGCTATCATGGCGGCGCTCGCGGCTCGACCATGGTCAAGGACGAAGCGGTCTTTGAAGTCGAGAGAGCGTTCACGCGCTATGTCGTCAAGGCCGATTGGCGGTGA